CTAAGGGCGAAACCATAGAGGGTAAGCCGCTGTCTACCGGCTACCAAGATGTGCTCACCAATGTGGTGCTGGCTGACGGCACGATTGCGGAAATTCAAATTAGCACGCCTGAAATGGCGGCTGCTAAAAACTTGGGTCACCAAATCTATGCGTTTGAACGTGAGATGCCGGAAAGCCCAGTCAAAAGCCGGATGATTGAAATCCAGAAACAAATTTATTCTGAAGGCTTGGGTGCGTATGAGGGCAAAGCAGCAAACGCCTTGAAAACTTTTTCGAACTCGGCCTTGTCAACGGGGTCGGCTTTCTCCCGAACATCGGAAGGGTTACGCGGCTCAGGATCTGGGCCCCAAGCCGTGGCAGAACGCCAGCCGGGAGAAACGGTAACGGGCACTCCGTTCCAGTCAAAGAACATCGTGCCGGGCGGAAGGGATTTGAAATCGAATGTCATTGGAACCTCCGCCCCTATTATAACTGAAAGCAGAGCTTACGGAAAGAACGAAGCAGCCAGTCGCGTGGAGGGTACCAGCGCCGATCGATTCAAACGCACACCAGAACTCCAGCAAGCCGTGGCCGATCTGCAAGAAGGCAAGATCACCCGCGATGAATACAACCGCATGGTTGATGAGATGCGCCCGGTGTATCCGTACAAGGAAGTGCCCGCCGTTACCGCGCCAAAAGACGCCCGGTACGCATTGTCAAATGGCCGTGGCCAAAGCCCTGAGAAAGCGGCCAAGTATGGCGTGCCGTCCATGACCCTGATTAAGGGCGACTGGGCCCAGCTCCGATTGGACATTCCGTCCTATCAATTGCACAACGCTTGGGTGGTCAGCGTGCATACACCTAAGTCAACCAACCGCGCAGTCGAGGCCGCATACGACGCTGGCACGGTGGTGGGCTATGAGTCAGTGGCCGCGCTGACCGACGTCACTTTTGGCGTGAAACAGAATATGGCCGCAAGGATCGCTACTGGCACGGCCAAAGGCACCATTGCCACCATGCTTGGCAAGTGGTCACCGATCAGCAAGGCTGACGCCAAAACCCGGGCCGAAGAGGCCATGAAAGACCCGGCTTGGACTCAGGTCGGCATGGACCCCTTCCGCCACAGCTACTTCTACGACCGGGACAGCATGCGCCCGGTGCTTAGCGCAGACGAAGTAATCCAGATCGGCCCCCTTGTCTTGGCCAAGAACGTGAAGTTTGGCACCGACACCAACATCACTGGTGCGCCTATCGCCTTCAGCGCCAAGCAAACCGAAACGCCGAAATTTAAACAATGGTTTGATGGCAGCAAAGTGGTCGATAAGAGTGGCGAACCCCGGCTAATGGTGCATGCCTCCCCAAGTGGTGACATTACGGCGTTTAGAAAATTAAAAGATGGAATTTGGTTTTCTCCGGCTGATGACACCAGTGAGGCGGACATTGTTGCCAGCTACAACACGGGTCGCGGTTTCATTGAAAACCTAAACCCTGACGAGTACCCAGACGTTGCCGTTGGGTCAACTTTTTACCCGGTATACCTTAGCATTAAAAACCCTGCGCCGGAAGATGACCCCGCAGCGATATCCGGGTACCCCGACGTTGCTAAGTTGAAAGCAAAAAAATACGACGGCGTAATCTATAGCGACGGCACAACCATCGCTTTCAACCCCAACCAGATCAAATCGGCCATCGGCAACAACGGCACGTTTGATATCAACAACCCGGACATCCGGTTTGCCAAGCGCCAGCCGGTTGGCAAAGAGACCGAGGGTTGGATCCTCAGCCGTGACGCGACCGGTCGTTTTCGCTTCGGTGCTGGCGCCAAGGCCTACCGTCTGGTGGCGGACGTGGCCAGCGCTCTTCTCGACAAGATCGGCGCAGCGCCCGTCAGCCCTGAGCTAAGCCGCGCCCTGCGCAAAATGAAAACCGAGATCAACAAGGCCCAAGACCTGACAGTCGAAGTGGCCAAGAACCTGAAAGAGTTGACAGAACAAGAACGGGCCATGGTCAGCGACGTGATCGAGGGCGAACTGCGTGCCGGCATCCGCCCGCCCAAGCGTGTGCTGGAGATCGCCGCGTCGATGCAAGCCATCATGTCAGAGCAAAGCGCCGAACTGGTGCGCCTCGGCATGCTAACGCCCGGCGCTGCCGGTCGCTGGGACGGCAAGTACCTGCCGCGCTTTTACGAATCCAAAATTGGCGACGAAGCCAAGGCGTGGATGAAAGCGGTAAAGGGTCTGCTTGGCCGCCAGCGCGTTATGCAAGGCATCACCGGCAACAGCCTCAAAGCACGCGGCATGTTTGAGAACGTGCCCGTGGCCGACATGCAAGATTGGATTGCCCAAGGTTGGGAGAAACGGGACGATACGTTTGACCCAGCGGTCGATGACACCGTGACCATGTGGCGCGATTACAACCGCAAAGAGCGGGACGACATGGGCGAGATCCGCGATGCCATGTTCCGCTTTGTAATGGGGTACAACAAATCCCAGCGCGACCTAGCCCTTGGCCGCTTGTATGAAAACCTTGCAGCTACCCAAGCAAGCCGGGTGGAAAAGCCCGGTTACGTTAAGGTCCCGTCTTCAACAATCGAGGACACCGCTTACGTCCGCCGGTACGGCAAGCTTGCTGGCAAGTGGGTGCCAAAAGAAGTCATGGACCAGCTCAGCACGTTTGACTCGTCGATGCAAAACGATCTCTTGAAGATGTATCTCAAAGGCCTGTCGATGTGGAAAGAAGGCAAGACGGTTTTGAACCCAGTCTCCCACGCCAACAACGTCATGTCCAACTTGACCATGGCTCACTTCGCCGGCGTGTCCTACTGGGATGCGCATAAATATGCTGGTGCTATTTACGATCTGGTCAAGGGCACCAGCATGGTCGATGAGGCCAAGGAAGCCGGGCTATTTGGCGGCACGTTTAATCGCACCGAGTTGCTGGAACAATTGCCTGACCAGTTAAAGGCCATGGCCCAGATGACCGAGTCCAAGGCCGGCATGGCGGTGGATCGCACTTGGAACGCGCTGTCGTTTTTCCTGCGCAAACCGGCGGGCAAAGCATACGAAGCAGAAGACTTGTTCTTCCGGTACCTGATCTATCGCGACGCCCGTAAAAACGGCATGAGCATAGATGACGCGGTCGACTGGTCGCAAGAGTTTATTTTCACCTACGACGACCTGCCCAAAGGCGCTCGGATGGCACGTGATTTTGCGTTGCCGTTTTTTAGCTACACGTACAAGGTCGTGCCGGTGCTGGCGCGTACCCTGTTGGAGCACCCTGTGCGCTATGCGGCGCCGGCCCTCGCGTTGTACACCATTAACGCGTACATGTACGCTTTGGCGGCCAGCCTTGGCGGCGGAGCGGACGAAGACTGGTGGACTATCATCCGGCGTTACGCGACCGATCCAGAATTTCGTGACCGTGCGCGTGCCATTGAAAAACAAGAGCGCGAAAATTTGCCGCCTTGGATGAAGGGGGCAAGCGCTACCTTGGCCACGCCCAAAGCTATTCGCCTTGGCATGGACGACGTTACCAATTTGCCTGTGTTTCTTGATATCAGCCGAGTGTTTCCGGGCGGGGATTTATTGGACGCCAGTGCAAACGCCGGCGGCGTGCCTCTCCTCCAACCAATTACGCCTAGCAATCCTGTCCTCAACATTGTCGGCGCCATGGTCTGGAATAAAGACGCCTTTACTGGCAAAGACGTGGTTGACAGCAACGATACCAGCGCGGAGGCTGCGGCCAAGCGCGGAGCATGGTTGTGGAAACAGCTTACCCCGGCGATCGCAATCGGCAACTACCACTGGGACCGGGCGATGAATGTCTTGGCCAACACCACTGGAAACGACGTGTTTGGTTACACCGGCGTTGGCAAAGACGGCCTGCCGGTGCAGCCCGGTTATGCGGCCATGCAAACCGTGGGCATCAAAGCCCGGCCAATTGATTTGGAACTGTCTGAAAAGATCAGCAATTCACAACGCAAAAAATTGATCACTGACCTTAGCGCAGAAATCAAACGAATCGACCGGCTGGAGCAGAAGGGCGCAATCACTTCCAAGAATGCTGAGGCCGAGCGCGAACTGCAAAAAACCAAGCGGCAGCGTTTGCGCGAAGGCCTCACCGTAGAAGGCGAAGAGAAAAATTAACTTTCGGGGTGAGGGCAATTTTCAGGCGGTACGACTACACACCATACCGCGCTCCATTTGCCCGGCCCTTTGCCTACTTTAGGGGCCCACCGGTCGATGTAAGCATCAGGCATTTTTTCTAGGCTACGCCCGGCATTGGTGTAGTTCATGTTGAGGTAGCCGGATACCTCCAATAGCGTAAGGCCATCGGGATATCTTTTTAATAGCTGGCGTATCCGGTCTTGTGGCGGCGTGTTCATTTAATACCCCTGCATTTCTTTCAGCTTGGCCAAGTAATGCTGGGCCTTGCCCACGTCGTCGCTGTTTTGCTTCTTATCTTGGCGCATGCTGTACTTAATTACGTTGCCCTTGAGGAAGCCAATAAACTCTTCCGTTGTAAGCACCGCTTCCATAACGGCCCACGGTTGGACGGGCATGTCCTTGTAGTGGGTCCCGCCCACCTGCATTTCGTCTGCTTTCATGCTTGTCTCCTGTTGTTTTTTAGCAACATCCGATTGTCACACAT